TCATCCCGATTTCCGAACGGGGCTCGCCGCCGACCGAGCGCGTCACCGAAAAACGCCAGGCGCGCTACTTCGGCACGGTGCGCCTGGCGCATGGTGATACCATCACCGCCGCCGAGCTGCAGAACGTGGTCGATTTCGACGCGCCGGACCTGCTGATGGAATTACAGCGGGAGGCAGCGCGCCGTCTTTCGGGTCCGACCGGCCTGTTGGCGAATATCGAGTACACCAAGGAGCGCCACCGTTTGGGCGCGATCCAGGGCATCGTCCGCGATGCCAACGATAACATCATTTACAACTGGTTCAATGAGTTTGGCATCAACCCGCCTGCCGAGGTGGTGATGAACCTTGCCGCCGCCGCCGCTGGCACGCTTCGCCCGATCGCCGATCAGATCAAGCGTGGCATGATCCGAGCCGCCCAGGGCGCCTATATCGATGGCGTCACCAAGATCGTGGCACTCTGCGGCGATCAGTTTTTCGACGGTTTCACGAACTCCCCCGACGTTCGGCAGACCTATTTGAACTGGCTCGCGGCGACATCGCTGCGCGAAAGCGGCGCGTTTGAGTCCTTCATGTTCTATGGGATCAACTGGATCAACTATCGTGGTTCGGATGACACCTCGACGATCGCCGTGCCCACGAACAAGGCGCGGTTCTTCCTGCAGGATGCGCCGGGTCTGTTCCGGGCCGCATGGTCACCCGGTGAGAGCTTCGAATGGGTGAACAAGCCCGGCCTGGAGCAATACGTTGTTCCGATCTACGACAATGATCGCAACAGCTGGTTCCGCCAGGAAGTGTACAGCTATCCGCTGTACATTTGCACCCGGCCGGAGACGCTCTGGTCCGCTACGATGGATGCCACCGCCGATTAATCGGTAGGCAGCGGCGATCAAACGCAAGCCGCTCGGTGAGCGGCTTTTTTTCGGAGACAATCAATGCCTGATGAAACCAATCAGGGCGCCGGCGGCGAAGCCGGCAGCCAAGCGGCGAAAGCCGGCAAGGCTGCAAAGCCGTTGCCGAGCCTGCTGGACGGGGAGACCGTGCGTCGCAGCCTGAAGTCCCATGTCCGGGCGGTGCGCGATGCCCATTTCCTTCCGACGGGATCCAAGGAAGGGGCGCGCAACAAGGTGCTTTTGAAAAACACCGTGCTGCGCACCGATCAGCTGCATGAGGACGATGCGCATGCGATGATCGAACGCGGCGATCTGGAAGATTTCGATCCGGCGCCAATCGCCTAACGAAGCGAACGCCGTTCGCATTAGGAGTAAAATTCCATGCCCGACGAAACCAAACCGGCAAGCGCGCCGGTCGCCGAGACTGTCGCGAAACCTGCCGAGACCGTCGTAAAAACGCCGGCAAATCTTCGGGCGCTCGTGGACGTGCATTACATGCCGCCAGGTGCGCGCCGCGGCACGCGTCCCAAGATCGCCAAAAAGGGAACGGTTTTCCCGCGCGCGACACTCGGCCCGAAGGATATCCCCTATATGCTGAAAGCAAAGCATATCGAGGAGACCGATGATGTGGTGACGCCGGATCCGGACGCGCCGGCGGCGCCGGAGGCCGAGAAGAAATCCTGATGTCGATCGACTTCGATGCGCTGACCATGGGCCCGTGCATCGAAGCCTTCGGTAATTGCGCGGAATATTGGAACGGCAATGGCGACAAGATTCCACTGAAAGGAATTTTCAGCGAGTTCGCCAGCCGCCGGAAGGTCGATGACGAGGGGATGGTGGAAGTTATCTCCCAGCCGTCATTCACCTATCGGGCGAGCGATTTGCCCTGGTCTGCCACAGTGCCAGGGATGGGCGAGGCCATCTTCGTATCGGACCGGTTGTGGGTGATCTCCACCCCGCCGGAGGCCGATAGCGGCGGCAAGGTGACGCTCTATCTGATGATCGCGCCCGACCGGTGAACTACGACGATAATTTTCTCGCCACACTTCGGTTTCGGACGATCAAGCTTCTGAAGCTGATGCAGACCGCTGCCGGTGATGCCGTTGACGATACCCGCGTGCCGCCCTGGTCGCCCGATGATGCGCCGCGCATCAATGTCTACACGCCGGCCCAGCACTTCACCTTCCTGAGCAATGCGCCGCCGCATTACGACACGCTGAATACTCTCACCGTGGCTGCCTACACTGCTGCCGCGCGCAAGGAAGTCGCCGAGGCTTCGATGGAGACGTTCCGCAAGCAGATTCTCTCGCTGCTGCATGTAGCCGAATTCTTGTCGGCACCGCTGAAGCATGTGACCGAGGTCATCGTCACCACCGAACTCGACGGCACCGGACAGGTATTTACCGGCGTCGTCACCGTTTCCTTCACGGCTCAATGGGAGGAAGTCTTCGAGCCCTGGCTCGCGCCTTTCACCGGTACCAGCCTACCCCTGCAAGCGGGCGCGCCGCTCGATGAGATCGAGATCTCCACCGTGGACGCCGCCGGCAACACCCTTACTTCCATCGATATCACCCTCAGCTCGGAGACATCTTAAATGTCGGAAAGCATTTCCTTCAATTATATCCCCCAGGACATCTATGTGCCGGGGTTCTATGTCGAGCTGAGCGCTGATGCGGTCCCGGTAGATAATGCCTTCATCCCGCTGCTGATCGGGCAATACACCACGCTCGGCGCCGGGGTTGTTGTGGATGTTCCGATCTTTATCGCCTCGCCGGCGATGGCCGCCGCCGCTTTTGGTGCGCGCTCGATGCTGGCCCGCATGTTCGCCGTGTTCAACCAGCAGTTTCCGCAGGGCGCCTGGTGCATCCCGCTGGCGGATGCAACCGGCAGCGCTGCGGCCACCGGCTCGATCACCTTCACCGGCCCAGCCACTTTGCCGGGCACCATTCCACTCTATGTCCATGGCGTGAGCATTCCCGTCGGAGTCATGATCGGGGATACCGCGACCGAGATCGCGGCGAATGTCGCTGCCGCGATTAATGCATTCCCCATCCCGATCGGTGCGACCTCGGCCGCAGGCGTCGTCACCATGACCGCAGCGCATAACGGCGTGGCGGCCGGGACCATCGACGTTCGCATGGCCCTGAAAGGTCTGTCCGCCGGCGAGACGATGCCGTCCGGCGTGACCGCCGCCATCGTCGCGCTGTCGGGCGGCGAGGTCGATCCGGATCTCACGATCCTCGATACGGCACTCGCCGGATCGCAATACGACTTCCTGTTGCATCCCTATACGAATTCAACAGGCCTCGGTGAGATCACCGTGCTGATGAACGATGCCACCGGGCGCTGGTCCTGGGCCCAGCAGCAATATGGGCATGCTTACACGATGTGTCCCGGAACCTTTTCCAGCCTATTGACCGAGGGCGGCACGATCAACGATCAGCACCAGACCATCATCGGTGTCCAGAATTCGCCCAACCCGCCCTGGGATTGGGTTGCGGATTGGGGCGGTGCGATCTGCACCGCGATTAATGCGGATGCCGGCCTGCCAACCTGGACCTTGCAGATGTTGACCGTCCAAAACCCAGCAAAGGCAGATCGGTGGAATGAGACCGAGCAGCAGGCGCTCATTAACGTGGGCATCGCGGTACCGAGTTTCAGCGACAGCTCGCTTCCGACCATCTGCCGCAGCGTCACCACGTATAAGACCACCGCACTCGGTGTGCGTGATCTGTCCTATCAGGATGATGGTACGATGTTTATTCTCAGCGAGATCAACCGGACGCTGCGGAATATGGTGCTCACCAATTATGCACGAGTGCGGCTGGTTCCGGATGGCACGTCTGCCGGCGCCGCATCGAAGGTGGTCACGCCCACGACCATCAAGGCCGATATCGCCGCTGAATATGCGCAGATGGAAACGGATGGCCTGGTCACATCCGCGGCCTACATGATCGCGAACACGCAGGTGCAGATCGATGCCAACAATCCGAAACGGGTGAACGTGCTGTTCACCCCGGCGATCGTCAACGGCCTCGCCATCTTCGCGATGAAGAACCAGTTCACCATCAATCCGCCGCTGGCGACGGCAGCGGCATAAGGGAGACGGCACAATGGCTGCAGTAATTTCGGGCGGCATTGCCCTTTTCAAGGTGAACGGGGCGCAGCTCGCGTTGCGGGGTTCGGCGGTGATCATGCCGCAGACCACCAAGCGAACGGCGATCACCAATCAGGATGGCACCGTCGTATTCACGGTGACCCCGGTGGCGCCAGGCTTCAAGATGAACCTGAGCGATTCCACCTCGGTCTCGACGGCCGCACTCGCGGGGATCGCGGATGCCACGCTGCAGCTGCAGCTGACCAACGGCAAGACCTATTCGCTCACCAATGCCAGCCAGACCGGCGACATGGAGCATAACACGGAAGACGGGTCGATCTCCGTAGAGTTCACCGGTGACACCGTGCAAGAACTCGGAGTGAAAGCGTCGTGATGAAAAAACTTTCCGAGACCGTAACCCTCAAGTCGCCCGTTGAGTTCAATGGGAAGACTTATACCGAGATCACCTTCCGGCGCCCGAATGGCCTGAACTTATCTGTCGCCGGTTCGCTGATGAAAAAAAGCAAAGACGATGAAGATGGCGTGCTCGATATGAAGGCGCTGCATCGCTTGATGCAGGAAGTCGCGGACGTTCCATCGGAAGTGATCGACATGGCGGATGTGGATGACTACCCGGATCTGCAGGTCGCCGTCACCAATTTTTTGCCCAGGACGGTGGATTCCAAGCCCTCGACCGATACTGGGATTTAGTCCACTTCTACGGCGATACGGCCATTCTGAACCTCGATATCGAGGTGATGAAGACGGCCTGGTCGCAGAGCCGGCGCATCATCAAACGCGAAAGCAGAAGATAGGCATATGCCCAGCACCTATTCGCAAATCTTCTCGATCGTGGATAAGTATTCCGCGCCGGTATTGAAGATCGAGGAGCGTATCCGCCACATGGGCGTGGTCGGCGCGGAAGCCAATAAGCGGATGTCACCGCACGAGAAGCTTTTCAGCCGCCTGGGCGCTGATATTGGCGCCGCGACCCAGAAGCTGAAAGAATTCTCAGCCCCCTTGATGGAGATGGGAAGCAAGGTCAGCGAGGTATTCGCACCGCTGGCGGCGATCGGCGCGGCCGGCTCATTGGCCGGCGTGGTCGAGATGGTTCACAGCTTTGCCGAAGCGACCGAGGAGCTCGGGATCGCCGCGCGCATCGCCGGCACCACGGTCGGCCAGTTCCAGGCACTGAGTTATGCTGCACGCCAAACCGGTGTCGACACCGATCAGCTGCAATCATCGATGGGCAAGCTGAACCGGAACCTCGCCGCCGCGGCAACGGGCCAGAGCAAGCCGGTCCTCAAATTGATGGATCATTTGCATATCTCGCTGCGTGGCGCGAATGGGCAAATCCTGAGTGCTGCGCAAGAGCTTCCAAAGCTCGCTGATGCGTTTGCACACACCAAAGATCCCGCGATGCAAGCACTGATGGCGACGACGCTTTTTGGGAAAGCTGGCCTGGCGATGCTTCCGCTGCTGGATAAGGGGTCGGCCGGTCTGAAAGAGCTGACCGATCAATTCAACAAATACGGCTACACCTTGAGCACCCAGGACGTGCAGGCAGGCGATAAGTTCAACGAGTCTTGGAAGAACATGCAGACCTCGGTGCAGGGCTTCACGGATATGGTCAGCGCCAAACTCGCCCCCATTCTCACGCCGCTGATCGATCAGTTCACGAATCTGATCGTTGCAAACCGGGCCTGGATCGCGACCGATATCGCCGGCGTCGCCAAGAATGTCGCGGATGCTTTTAAACATTTCGATCTTAAAAAAACCATCGCGGATGTCAAAGCGTTCACGGCACCTCTTCGGAAGGCGGTCGATGCATTAGGCGGCTTCAAGACCATGGCGATAGGGGTCGGTGCGGCGCTAACGCTGAACTTTATGGCGCCCCTGATTATGATGACTGCTCAGGTAGGTTTGTTCGCAGCGCGCTCGGCAATTGCCGCGGGATCTGCGGCTTTAAACTTTATGCGCCTGATACCGGCCATTGGGAGCGTGAAGGATGTGTTTACCGCGCTGAGTCTGGTGATGGATGCCAATCCGTTCGGCGTGATTGTGATCGGTGCTGTTGCAGCGGGAGCAATAGCCTACGAGCTTTATAAGCATTGGGACGCAGTGTCGAAAGATCTGAAGGCTGTTTGGAAATACATCGAGACCGAATTCAACAAGGTGTTCGGACCGATCGAGAAGACGATCGAAAAGGTGGTAGGAGATGTAAATCGGCTCGGTAAAGCACTCGGAATATCCGGTGACTCCGGCGGTGCCGGCCAATCCACCGGCAGTCGTTTTAATGGAGGTCGTTTTCATGCACCGGAGCCGCCGCAGCAACACGTCGTCACCTTAAACATTCAAGGCGCGCCCGCGGGTTCCACGGTCACCACCAAATCGACGCCGGGATCCGGCAAGGTGGTTACGAATTTAGGTTACTCGCGCATGCGTGGAGCGCACTGATCGTGTCTGGATCACTCAACTGGTGGGAGCTTCTGCAGCCAGCCAGCTATAATGGTACGCCGTTTTATGTGGACGGTACCGAACGGGGTGGGGGCAGGGAGAAAATCACCACGTCCTATTACCGCCGGGATGCTCCTTATATCGAAGATACCGGCGCCTTGCCGAAAACTTTCCGCGTCACCTGCTACGTCGCCGGCGATAATTTTACGATCCTGCGCGATGAATTGCTGGCCGCGCTAGAAGGCTCGGCAACCAGCGGCACGCTGGTGCTGCCGAATTATGGCAGCATCACGGCCGCGCCCGGCGAGATAACGGTCCGCGAGAGCAGGTCCGGCGGCAGCTATTCGGAAATCGAAGTCCAGTTTACCCAGGATGTCGGCGCGCAACCCTCGCCGTTGATCTCGATCGACACGGCCAGCGTCCTGCTGGACTGCATCAATAGCCTGGGAAGTTATATCGAGGCCGCTTATTCGTTGGCGCTCGGCGGCATCGGCGCGATTGAGGGTTTTGTGTTGAACCAGCTTATCAATCAGCTCGGTTTGGCACAGATAGCTTTCAGCCTGCTCCCTCAGGCCAGCATCGTCGGCGTCACACTGGGTTTCGCAAGCGACGCTTTGGACTTCGCCGGCACCGCCGAATCGATCGTGTCTGCATTTTCGGGCGCTGCGGCAAACGTGTTGACGTCTCAACCTCAGGCTTATTCCGGT